GGAGTCTTCTAACTTCTTACATACCATATCGGCCATAATAGCCTTGACTACAGTAATTTTACTGTGGTCTCGGAAATTACATCCGTATGGAAGATCTAACTCCTTAAAGAGTTGGATCAGTTTATAGTTTACTACTTGATCAGATTCGTCTGATCGTGGTAACATAAACATCCTTCCAATATGACTTTTAAATCGTATTGGGAGGTTCAGTAAGGGTAGAAGTTGAGCAACACCCCGGGGTCCCACTACATGTGAGGATAAAGATAATTTATCGGCAATACCGTAGATTTCTTCGGTAACTGTCCAATAATATATCTTATTCAGGATCCAAGAATATTGGATTCCTGATATATCTTTACCTTTCTCATATAGTTTCTTGGCAAATTCACACATGTTATCGGAAATCAGAGTCTTATGAGACGAGATGTCAACCTCGAAACTCTTAAGAATTTTCTGATATTCCTTGGCAACACCGTTATGGAGTATGACGATGTCGTCGCCTAATAATCGATAGTATTTATCGAAATTAGATTGTATTCCACATCGCATACATGCGATGTATACAATAACATGATGTGAAAGTGTGAAAACCGCCCAGCTGGATAAAGCTCCCATAGGCTGTCCCTTTCCATAATGGATAGGTCCAGTCCAAGGGTTTGTGAATGGCTTTGAAACCATCACCTTTCTCCAGGCTGCCGCATATGTACTATTGAAAATAACCCCAAGAACCATTTCTTGAAACCCTATCGGGAATCGATCAGTGGCACTCTTGAGATCAAAACTATAGTATTTGTGACCAGGCGCTTTATCAGGAATTGCTTTTGTCTGATCGTATGTACAATCAGCCTTAAGACTCTTCAGAAATCTCATGATAAAATCATGAAGTGGCTTTAGAGCATCTTGAGACCAATAGTCAAAGATAGCAATGACACGTGTCTTTGCCTCTTTATCAGGGATTGATACAAGTTTTCTACCATTTCCAGTAATGTTTTTGGATTTGGTATTAAGCTTCTCATTCCACAATAAAGGGTTCATAGCGTGTTTAAGCGCTTTGATTTGTTGGGCAAAAGAGGATCCTCCTAATGTGATTAAATCTTGCATAGATTCATCATCTATGTAAGACAAATCGGTAATCGATGACAAGGTTGCCTGTCCATTAGGTCCTTTCTTTAGGGAAAGGTGGTAATCTCTCCATTGAGGAGGAGGCGATTGTGTTTGGAGACCAAGTAAAGTTAACGCTTGGTATACCTCATACCCATACTCACCCCAGTTAGGTTCTTTACCTAACCATGGATCAGTAATAGGTTTGGTGTCTTCCTTATACAATTTCTCTGGAAAACATCTTGAAATATTTAAGATGGTCAACAGAAGCCTTCTATCTTTGGGATCGCCAGACAGGACTAGGGCCATTAATGGTCCTAGTTTCTTCGGTAAACCTTTCTTATTTAACCCGAGATTAATCTTGGATTTAAATAGTGGGTCCGATGCTAA